AGTCTTGGATTTTAGTTTCATCAACTAAACCTTCTGGATTTAATTCTTCACCAGATAACATATCTTTTTGTGTGCCACTACTATAGTTAGGCTCACTTGGATCGTTACTAGACGGGTCATCTTGCGGCCCAAGATACTTATGAACATGTATTGCGACACCACCAATTGAAAATTGTTCGAGAATACTTCTATCCATGAAGTTATAATCGTTGCTTTTGTATGGTTTATATAAACTTAATCTTGGCATATGGTTTTCCTATTATATACAGTATTTATGACTTGCGAACTTCCAAGATGGTAAATAGTTATATGCGTAGTTAATCTTAACTAGCATTATAAAGAGGAAAAATTATGTTTAGATTTTTTACAGTAAAAAAATGGGCTTTATGGTCCTGGCTAGGATCAGCAATAATCCTATCATCGCTTTGGGTACAAGTCGAAATTGATGTTAAGATTAACGAATGGTTCGGCCAATTTTATGATATGATTCAAAAGGCATTAGCAACACCCAATGCAATCACCATAGGTGAATATTGGGGTAGTTTAGCAAGTTTCTTATACTTGGCGGCTATCTATGTAGGTATCGCAGTAGTAGTAAGTTTCTTTACAGCACACTATCTATTTAGATGGCGCACAGCAATGGTTGAATGGTATCATAGTGTATATGACAAAGCTAGAACTATCGAAGGCGCCGCTCAGCGTGTGCAAGAAGATACTATTAAGTTTAGTCGTATTATGGAAGGATTAGGAACAAGTTTTATTGAATCAATTATGGTTCTAGTTCAGTTCGTTCCTATTCTATTAGGACTATCAGTAGGTATTCCTATCTTCTTCTTTGGTGATTGGCAATATGGACTTGTTACAGGTGCTATTGTTTGGTCAGTAGGCGGAACATTATTCTTAATAGCACTAGGTTGGATATTACGCTTAGTTGGTGTTGAATATGATTTGCAGAAGAAAGAAGCGGCATACAGAAAAATACTTGTTATCGCAGAAGATGATGGCAATGTGAGACCAAAAACTATTAACGAACTTTTCCAAGATGTTCGTAGTATTCACTTTAAGTCTTATTTGCGTTATTTGTATTTTAATGTAGGACGTATTACATACTTACAAGCAAACGTGTTATCAGCTTATGTGTTCTTAGCACCAGCTATTGTAGCCGGCGTTGTAACACTAGGTGTAATGCAACAGATTATTCGTGCATTTGGACGTGTTGAAGGTAGTATGCAATATCTCTTTAGAGCGTGGCCAACACTTATTGAGTTAATGAGTGTGTTCAAACGTTTAAGAGAATTTGAAAGACAAATCAAAGAAAAATAAAGAAAAATTGTAACTAATTGAAAACCCAAGATTCTTTTCTTGGGTTTTTTCTTGACAAATGCACCAAGATATCTTATACTGTATAAGTAAATTAAGTAAAAAGGAAGAAAAATGTCTAAAGCACTAGGAAAATTTGACGATACAGTAGATGATATGATATTACACTTTGAAGGAGTGAAATTTGAAGACGTGGATGATATGACACTTGAGATTGAACATTGGAATGATCTTAAAGAACAGCAAGGTTACCAAACTGTTTGGTCAATGAGCGATACTGCAATGCCGTTGGACTTTGAGATCTTTACTAACAAGCCACGCAAAGTTACATACAAGTGTATTGAATCAATGGGAGATACACTAGACAGTGAAGTTACTTGGATTGAGTTCAGCTCAATGGCTGTAAATGGTACCGTTGGCGAACTTTGGCGTGCCGCTGAAAGTTGTTTTCAACAGGCTAAAGCAGCTGTTGGTGATTGGCACATTTACATTGAAGATTTTGAAATGCAAGACGATGGATCGCTTGCACTTGTTACCGGTAGTTAACCGCAATGGTTGACAAAACCAATAAACTGTAATATTATACTTTTAAGAATTTCATCATTATAGGAGAAGCTACATGGCAAAGACAAACTTAAAGCCCCGAAAGAAAAAGGCGCCACGTAGAGCACCACACATTAAGCGAGGTGCAAAACTTGAAGCTCCAACTTGGGAAGGTTGGGAAGAACTTACAGGTGAACAATTTCATCGCAAAGCTCAACATGCCCGTGAATGGTATTATCACAACTACAAGCCAGTAGATCTTTATCCGGCAGTTGAAGAATGGATGAAACAACAAGGAGAAGAGTTCTCTAAAGAAGATATAAAAGCAGTTAAGGCCGCACCAGGACATTCGCTAAGTGTAACAGCAGGAATTACAGCCAAGTTACTATCAGCAGGTATGCCAGATTATAATGAAAAAGAAGATAAGTATTGGGAATCATTGGCTGGAACAATGGGCAATCTTAAACCAGCAACAGAGTTTTTACGAAAGCAAATTAATACTGCAATAGAGGCAGGTAAGCCAATCCTTGCTGCAAAGAAAGAAATTGTAAAAGAAAAAGCAAACACATATCAACCTACCATACAAGAACGTATGCGTGAAGCATGTATTGTAATGGCAAATGATATTGAAAATTTTGTAGATACGTATCTATCTGAATATGATGCACAATTACTAAAGGAGTTTGAGCCAGTAAAAATATTACGGAGAGAAAATTGTAAAGCCGGACATGCAAGATTAATTAAAACATGGTATCAAGGCGAGCGTGATGAAATTTATGATTTGGTTAACTTTCCTACTAGTGCTAAACTAAAGAAGATGAGCGAACATGAGAAAGATATGTATACTCAACTTAAAGAAGGATACGATCATTTATCAGCCAAGCAAGCAAAAACTCTATTAGAAATGTATCAGCGTATTGTAGATGCATGTGATATTATTTCTGTAGAAAGTAAAGCACAACGCAAGCCACGTAAGGCTAAATTCAAGTCAGCAGATCAACTTGTTAAAAAACTTAATTACAAACTAAGTGATAGTAATTATGGTATTGCAAGTGTTCCACCTGAAAAGATTATTGGAGCCAATATTGCATTAGTGTTTAATTGTAAAAATCGCAAAATTGGATTATATTATGCAAGTAATGTTGATCCATTGAAACTAGGTAGAGATGGATCAGGACTAAGTGTTAAAGGAACAACACTTCAAGGTTATAACGAAGAAAAAAGTGTGCAACGCACAGTTCGTAAAACAGATGAGTTTTTACCAATGATTAAAAAAACTACAAAGTCTAAGACAGAGAAGTTGTTTCAAACACTAAAAACAACAGAAACAAAACTTAACGGTCGCTTCAATAACGAAACAGTAATATTGGCAGTGTTTTAATGTTCACTTATATTAATCCTTATGAAGTTTTTAACATAAGTGAAGATGATAAGTTTGGTGTAATTATAGATTGTAAAAATACAGAAACTCATTCGCTTGATATGGATTTAGATCAGAAGCTAGGGCTAGTATCACTTGAGTCTGCTCAACATGCCGGTTTTAATAATATTATAATGTTTGAAGATAGACTTGATTTTGACGTAGCAGTGCAAGAACTTACAAAAATAGGCGTATGGAAAATTATATATGTATTTTCTGGCACATTGTTTGGAGATAAAAGTTCAAAAATTACTAGAAGGTTCCCACACCTAAGTGCTTTTGTAAAAGATGATTTTGTTTTTAGAAAATTCTTTATATTTGAAACTGAAAAGTATAAGTTCTTTGATATTAGAGATCCATTTTTAGGAAATGTAGTAGATGAATTAACACATGTAAGCATGGATCAATTAGATATAACATATTTAAACCCTTATGAAGATAATTATGAATTTCTAGAAGATTTATCAGCAAGGGAAATACCAGATATTGCTAAACTAAAAACAACCAATGCTGTAGATAAAAAATATGCAGAAGAAATGGTAAAAATTGCAACAAATCTATTTAGTGAATAAGATAAATACATAGTAAGGAAAAGAACTTCCAGGAGAATGTATTCATGAGCAAAAAAGCAGAATTACAAAAAGAAATTGAACTTCGTTTAGGCGGAGGAATGGTCGATGTTGAACTTGATCCAGAACATTACGAACTAGCCATTAAAAAAAGCCTAGAGAAATACAGACAACGAAGTGAAAATGCAGTTGAAGAAAGTTTTATTGTATTAGAACTTTTAGAAGACCAAAGCGAATACACATTACCAAATGAAGTTATTGAAGTGCGTGACATTTATAGACGAACAACAGGTGTAAGTGCAGGTTCAGGTAATGACTTTGAGCCATTTCAATCAGCATACATGCAAACATACTTACTAGGATCATCACGTAAAGGTAGTTTATCTACATTTGACTTCTTACAACAAAGCAGAGAAACAATGGGTCGCTTATTTGGAGCAGAGCTTATGTTTACTTGGCGCCCACAAGATAAAAAACTTATTATACATCGTAAACTTAAAGCAAACGATAATGCTGTTCTTTGGTGTTACAACTATAGAACAGATGAAGGACTAATATCAGATCAATATGCTGGTCCTTGGCTTAAAGATTACTCGTTGTGTCATGCAAAACTTATGATAGCAGAAGCACGTGGTAAATTTACACAGATTGCAGGACCACAAGGCGGAACTACAATGAACGCAGATCAACTTAGAACTGATGCAATGGCAGAGATGGACAAATTAGAAACTGAGCTAACATTATATAATGATGGACAAAGCGGCTTAGGTTTTGTTATCGGATAATACTTGACAAATCATTAATATTCTACTATAATATATAAAAGTTATAGGAGATTTCATTGAAAAAAGTAATTGGTATATGTGGACTTATTGGACACGGCAAAGATACAGCGGCCGGATTCTTAATCGAAGAAGGGTTTCAGCGTATTAGTTTTGCAGGTGTATTAAAAGATGCATGTGCTAATATATTTCAATGGGATAGAATACTACTAGAAGGCAATACACCAGAAAGCAGAGTTTGGAGAGAAACTGTTGATGAATGGTGGGCAGAGCGTTTAAGTATTCCTAACTTCACACCCAGACTAGCACTACAGCAAGTAGGCACAGATGTTATGCGTAGACATTTTCATCCAGATATATGGGTTGCAGCATGTGAACGTCAAATTGCAATGGCCGAAAAGAATGTTGTTATAAGCGATTGTAGATTCTTTAATGAACTAAACGTAATAAAACGTTTCGGTGGAACTACCGCAGTTGTTTGGCGAGACGGTGAACCAGAATGGTGGGGATCAGCTTGTAAGGCAAATATAGAACACGCACCACATATAATGGAAACACAATACCCAAGCGTTCATCCAAGTGAATGGAGTTGGGCAGGTTGGACATTTGATAAACAGATTAACAATATCGGCACATTGGAAGATTTACGTCAACAAACGCTAAAATACCTGCTATAAAGTATATACTTAACTCTGTAACCACCCCTTTTTACAGCACCTACCATAAATACAAGTAGACAACGATTCTACGTTTTTAATAAAGGAGCTAAATTATGGCAAATCTTGTTTCACCTGGAGTTCAGGTAACAATCACAGACGAATCAGTTTACGGTCCAACTGGCACAGGCACAGTTCCAATGTTATTCATTGCGACAGGCCAAGACAAGGTTGACCCAACTGGCACAACAGATATAGCAGCACAAACTGTTAAATCAAAAGCAGGCAAACCTGTATTAGTAACATCACAACGTGAATTAACACAAAACTTCGGTAATGTTGATTTCCATAAAGTAGGCGCCTCTGTCGCACAAGGTGATGAAACTAACGAATACGGACTATTAGCCGCATATTCATTTTTAGGACAAAGCTCGGCAGCTTATATTGTTAGAGCAGATGTTGATTTAACATCATTACGTCCACAAAGCTCAGCACCAACAGGTCCTGCAGCAAACAACACATACTGGCTTAACCCAAGCACATCTAACTGGGGGCTGTTTAAATACTCAACAACAGCAGGTTGGGAAGCGGTTACACCAACAGTAGAAATTACAGACGGTCAAGGCAATCCAACTTCAACAGTTGTAACAGGTGGATACTTAGTAGAAGTAGCCGTAGGTGCAGCTGATACTGAAATTAAATATTGGAAAGAAGCCAGTGGCGCATGGGCAACAGCAGCAGTTGATGACTTTGCACCACACTACAGCGAACCAAGTTCACCAAGTGCAGGCGACTTATGGGTTAAAACTACTACACCAGGTAGCGGTGTTAACTTAAATGTTTCACAATACACAACAGCAGCAGGTTCTTTTGTGGCAAAAGCAGTAACATATGCACAAGACTCAGCACCAAACGGAACAGCTGATGTAATGCAAAACGGAACAGGCGCTAAAGACAGAACATTAGCCGCAGGTGATATATGGTTAGACCACCAAACAGATAAACTTGCTGTTCAAGTATACACAGGCTCAGCTTGGGCTGATATAGTAGTAGTTGGACAAAACACACAACCAGGCGGAACGCCAGTTGATGGAACAGTTTGGCATGATGGTGACATTAACGAATTAGCAATTTATGAAGTTGCAAGCGATAGTGGAACACAAAAATGGCAACGTGTAACTAACGTTTCATACGCAACAGGCGAGCCAGCAGTAGGCGCCTTAGGTGACTATTGGGTTGACACTGATGAAGCAGGCTATCCAGCAATTTACCGTTCAAACGGTGCTGCATGGGTTAAGAAAGATAACGCAGACCAAACAACATCAGCAGGTGTTGTGTTTGGTGATATTACTGCCAACGATACAACAGCAGCTGCCTTTGAAGCAACTCTATTAGCAGGTTCTCCAGACCCATTGTTACACCCAGTTGGAACAACTGGTATTAACATGTGTCGTTCAGGCGGAACAGTTAGAAAGTATAATTCATCACTAACAACATCTTGGAAATGGCGTAACCATGCTTCTAACCAAGTTGATGGTTCAGGTTCATTTGGTAGACATGCCCAAAGAGCAGTAGTGGTAGCGGCAATGCAAGCAAGTGCATCAGGTTCAGAATTACAACAAGAAACAGTAGCATTTAGTTTAATTGCAGCACCTGGATATCCAGAAATGACTGACGAAATGGTAACATTAAACAGCAATCGCAATGAAACAGCGTTTGTTATTATTGATGCTCCATTCCGTGTAACTCCAACAGAAGCAGTTAACTGGGTTAACGGAGTAGGCGTAAGCTCAAACGGTGAATCAGGATTAGCTACTAAAAATACTTATAGTGCAGTTTATTATCCACATGCATTAACAACTAACCCAGCAACTGGCGACAACGTTGTTGCTCCAGCATCACACATGGCATTATACACATATGCATACAGTGATAACGTGAGCTTCCAATGGTTTGCACCAGCAGGCTTAACACGTGGTCAAGTTCAAAATGCAGCAAGTGTTGGATATTTAACTTCTGAAAATGAATTTACATCAGTTTCACTTACACAAGGAAACAGAGACACAATGTATAATGCTAGACTGAACCCAATTGCAAGATTTCCTGCAGAAGGTGTTGTAGTGTGGGGTCAAAAGACTTTACACCCATCAGCTAGTGCATTAGATCGTGTTAATGTTGCTCGTTTAACAGCATACTTACGTGAAAGATTCTCAGTTATTGCAAGACCTTACTTGTTTGAACCAAACGATGAAGCGACTCGCAGAAATGCTAAATCAACATTTGATGGATTTATGAGTGGTATATTAGAAACAAGAGGTGTTTTTGACTTTGCAGTAGTATGTGATGAATCAAACAACACACCAGCAAGAATTGATGCAAACGAATTTTGGATTGACGTGGCAATTGAGCCTTCAAAGTCAGCAGAGTTTATTTACATTCCAATTAGAATTGTAAATACTGGCGAATTAAGCTAATATTTTGTATATCATACAATAAGATACGAATAAGGGCTACTTTTTAAAAGTAGCCTTTATTTTTTTTGTCTAATCTGATAAATACAATATATAGAAAAACGTTAAGTTTTTCTAGTAGAAGAAAAACTTATACAGTTTACAAGGAGAAAACAATATGGCTGTAACAACACAATTTGGAGTCCCGGTAGAAAATGCTAATGCAACTTTAATGCCTAAGTTGCAATATAGGTTTCGTGTATCGTTTACTGGTTTAGGCGGCAACGCTGCAAACATCACTGAAGTAACGCAAAACGTTATCAGTATAGGACGCCCATCAATAACACATGAAGAAGTTATAGTAGATTCTTATAACTCAAAAACATACCTTGCAGGTAAGCACACATGGGAACCAGTATCATTGGTAATGCGTGACGATATGAATTCTAACGTTATTAAAAAAATTGGTAACCAACTTAGAGAACAATTAGATCATAGCACACAAGGTGGCCAAGCAATAAAGGCAACGGCAAGTGCAGCAGGAACCGGAACCGATGCAGGCGGCGGAAATCCATACAAATTTACAATGTTAATTGAAACTCTAGATGGACAAGCTAAACCAACGGTAATAGATTCATGGGAATTAGTAGGGTGCTACTTGTCAAATGTTCAATATGGTGATCTAAACTATGGAACATCTGATATGGTGCAGGTTACTGCAACAATACGTTATGATAACGCCTCTAATACACTCATGGCAGACACAAACGTAGAAACTGATACCCTAGGCAAAGCCACTACTTAAGAAACCCGAGCTAAGTTAATTTAGCTCTAGTGAAGAAGGGACAGTAAATGAGAACGAACTATGCGTATGACAAATACAATCAAGGTCAAAAGGCCTCGATTGTTAAAGGTGTACCAAGAAGTAAGTTCAATTTTACTGCCAGTCTTACTACACTAGATGGAGATGTTCCGCTTGATAAGATAGCAAGTATTACAATGCCGGGCTGGTCTTCGTCTGCAATGACAATGAATGCCTATAATCGTAAAAAAGTTGTTCAAACTACTTATGATTACACTCCTATTACTGTTGTTGCATATGACACAAGAGACCCGGCAACACTTGAATCTTTCCTCAAAGAATATTCAAACTATTACTATGAAGGACCAATGAATGACCAAGATGAAGTATTTCATCTTGCAGGTCCTAAAGGTTTTAAATTACAAGCAAGTCGTAACTACATTACAACATTAAATATCATCAGACAAGGTAGTAAAACAGATATAAACACTATAACTGTTTACAATCCGTTTATTACAGATATATCAGCAGATACTCTAGATTATTCAGACAGCCAGTTAGTTCAATACAGATTAACTTTTGTATACGAAGGCTTCGAAATAAAATCTTCAAACTCAGGACAGTAACTTATGCCTAACTATATGAGTGGCATATATGAGATTTCTAACCCAGGTAAATACTTAGGTAAAAAAGCACCACGCTACAGAAGTGGATGGGAATTAGCAGTATTTCGTATGTGTGATAACCACCCAGCCGTTTTAGGTTGGGGCAGTGAAACACATAGAATTCCATACAGAAATCCATTAACAGGTAAAGCATCAACATATGTTCCAGATTTGCTTTTGGTTTATAAAGATAAACAAGGCGGCAACCATGCAGAAATGGTAGAGATTAAACCAGCAAAGCAAACATTAGGCGAAGCCAAAACACAGATAGATAAAGCACAAGCAGTAGTTAATCATGCTAAATGGGAATCAGCAAAAGCATGGTGCAGACAACAAGGAATGGGTTTTAGAGTAATAACCGAACATCAAATTTTTAATAAACCTACTCGTTCTAAGAAGAGAAAGAAATGACCAAAAAATTAGGACAAATCAATATAGGCGTATGGGACTGGCATGTAGACTATAAAGAGCGTGAAATTGAATCTAACGAAATAATACAATGTATAGGCATAAAAAGTCATAGTTTTATACTTGAAATTGGAGCAGGATCTGGACATTTAAGTCATCATCTAACAAAACAAGGCAATACAGTTATTACCACAAATTCATCTCAAAATGAAGTGATAGATTGTGGGCTCTCGCCATATGTAACCCCAATATTTTGGGAATATACAGGATTAGACACTAGTTTTGATATACTTAAAAAAGATGAACAATACGATTATATAATTGCAAATGCAAATGCAATGCACAGCGAGTCAGGTGGACCAATTTCTACAGACAGACAATATTCAAACTTAGTCGAGAAACTTTTAGACCTTGTAAAAATAAATGGTGAAATTTGGTTAGAGTTTAACCCATTGCTAAGTAGTGCATATATGGATCAGTATAAGATACCAACAATTGGGAACTCTACTAAAAAACACATAGAATCTCATTCTGCATACAAAATTGTGAGGAAGAAATGACCAAAGAATATTTAACAATGACAGAGCCTACTAGTCAAGGCGATGTTAACATATATATTCCTGGCAGTAGAGATGTAATTGTAAAAATGTCAGGAGGAGCAGATAGTTCAATACTTATGTTCCTTTTAGCAAAGTATAAAAATGAATATAATACAGAACTTAATTTTAAAATTTCAAGCACAGTAGGATCAACTAAACCATATCAGTATGAATTTGCAAACCAAGTAGTAAAGTTTATAGATAAAATATATCCATTGGGTGACTATAAGCATTATCATAATGAAAGTTTACCTGTTGCTAATAGTAATGATGGACCTGACGAGAATGGAGTAGATATTAATAAAACAGCATATAGCGATGATATAGAAAGTCTAACACAAAGTCTACATAATAAAGATTCTGTTCAATACATGGGTATTACAGCAAATCCATCAGCTGAACAGTTAGAGTTACATAATATTGCAGACGGTAGAGATTTAGAAAGAGATTCAGATGTTGCAGTTCCTACTGAAGAACTTTATATGGAACCTGATCTTTGGAAATTTAACAGGCCATTTGCAAAATACGACAAGATGATAGTAGCAGAACTATATGATAGATATAACTTAACTGATACATTATTTCCTTTAACCAGAAGTTGTGAAGAAGCCACATTTGATTTTTCTAAACATTGTGGCGAATGCTGGTGGTGTAAAGAACGTAAATGGGCGTTCGGAAAACTAGCATAAATACTACTATAATGAGGTTAACATGACAAAAAAATTAGAAGAAGAATTTAATCTGCCAAAAATTGAAGATTTAATGCCAAATCTTCCAGAATCAGTAGTTGAACCTGATGAACCGACAGTTGAAGAAACTCAAAACGAAATAGTTAAATATAAAGATGATCTAAGCATTGCCGAGCGTGCCGACGCAGCACTTCCAATGGTAACAGGAATGGAAGAGCTTGACAGAGAAATGGATGCATATGCATCAAAGGCTATGGCAACATTTGATGATTTAGTAGATTTAGGTAGAAATGTAGAAGATAGGCATGCTGCACCAATATTTGATAGTGCAAGTAAAATGCTTGCGGCCGCATTACAGGCCAAACAGGCTAAAATGGACAAAAAAATGAAAATGATTGAATTACAAATGCGTCAACAACGAATACAGCAAGAAGAAAAGAAAACAGATGCATATGTAAAAGATAAATTAGGCACAGATGAGGATACAGAAGAAGCAACTGGTCGTATCATTGGAGACAGATCAGAATTGTTAGCTGAAATCATGACTAAAATGAAGAATGATGATAAATAGTATTATGGAGAAGACGTTATGAAATCATTTACACAATATCTAACAGAATCTGATAAAACTTGGAATTTCTGTATTAAAACCGTTCATCAATTAACTGATGAGCAATGTGATCGCATAGAGAACCACTTAATGAAATACGACTCTAAAGGACTTAGTGGTGAGAAGAAAACTATACTACAAAGTGCGCCAAGAGACTTCCCTAAACACAAAGGGTATGAAGTATATATGTATGATTTTTCAACAGACAGAATTGCAACAGCAAGCCAAATTCAAAATGAAATTGGAAACATGTTAGGATTGAAAGATGGTGTGCTAAAAGTAAAAGGCGATGGCGAAACAGACGTTGATGAAAAAGAAGAACACTTTGAACCAGAAGAAGTTCCAGCAAAGGATTTATCAGGTGATGAATATAACGCTTCATTAATTAAAGAATTATTAAAGTTACGTAAAGAAAAGGAAAAAGGCAATGAGTGAATTAGAGAGAATATTAAAACTTGCTGGTAGCCAAGCAAAGGTTGAAGAAACACCAAGCCCGGCTCCAGAAGCAACACAAAGAGAAATGAAGCCAGTGGCACAAGAAGCAGTTGGCGAATTTGCAGAACCAATTTATGATTTAATTGATATGCATTTTGAAGGTGACTGTCAACCAGTATTTGATGATTTAGTTCGTTATTTAAGTGGCGATCAAATTGAAGATTTTGTAGCAGACTTTAGACGTCATCATGAGTTACCAATGGGTGATGAAGAAACAGAAGAGTCAGTTGAACCAACTGAACCATCAACAGAAGAACTTCCAGAAGCAAAAGCAAAACCAGATTTTGCTGACTTAGATGGCGATGGCGATGAAAAAGAAACAATGAAAAAAGCAGCCAAAGATAAAGAAGTAAAAGAAACTACAGAAGAAACTACAGAAGAAACTACCGAAGAGCTTGAAGAAGAAGCTGACAAAGTTGAAGAAGAAACCGAAGAGCTTGAAGAAGTAGCAGTAGCTGAAGACGATAAAGAAGAATTAGAAGAGTCTCCAACAATGGATACTACACAACTAGTTAACATGATGAAAAACGCAGGTTTATCAGAAGAAAAAATTAAAACAAAATTAGACGAATGGGCAAACACACCAGAAGGTGCAGCTGAAGAAGAAGCTACAGAACATGGTGAACCATATGAAAACTTTGCACAAAGCGTTAATCTAAGTTTAAAAAGATACTTAGATGCAGAAAGCATGAAAGTAGGAATCAAAGAACATACAGTAGAAGATCTTAAAGAAGCCTACAAAGCAAAAAAAGAAAAATAAAAGTTCACGTTTCCTCCCAGGTGAATAACAGAGCGGTGTAGTTTTAATTAACTACGCCGTTTTTATTGACTAAATAGTATTATGAGCACAGCAGATACAAAATTAACCAAAACTCCGTATCAAAAAGAAAAGTTTACAGAAGAAGATTTATTGGAATTAGCCAAGTGTGCTGAAGATCCAAAATACTTCTTGATAAACCATTGTTGGATTCAACATCCAACTAAAGGTCGTGTAAAATTTGACTTATTTGATTATCAAAAAGAACTTGTAGACTGTTATCACAACAACAGATACAGTATTGCATTGGTAAGTAGGCAAATGGGTAAATCAACAGCGGCAGCAGGATATCTATTATGGTATGCTATGTTTGTTCCTGATCAAACGATTCTTATTGCAGCACACAAATATTCAGGTGCAAGTGAAATTATGCAACGTATACGTTTTGCATACGAAACACTTCCAGACTTTATACGTGCAGGTGTAACAAGTTACAATAAAGGTAGTTTAGAATTTGATAATGGGTCACGTATTATTGCACAGTCAACAACAGAAAATACTGGACGTGGTTTGAGTATATCATTAGCATACTTAGACGAATTTGCATTTGTGCGTCCTAACATAGCCAAAGAATTTTGGACAGCACTATCACCTACATTATCAACTGGTGGTAAATGTATTATTACAAGCACACCAAATCAGGATGATGACCAATTTGCACAAATTTATAGAGAGGCTGCTAAAGCACAAGATGAATTTGGTAACGACACAGAAAATGGATTGGGATTAAATGGATTCAAATCCTTTAACGCTGATTGGAAATATCACCCAGAAAGAGATGAAGAATGGGCAGAAGAAGAACGCAACAAAATTGGCGAAGAACGTTTTAGACGTGAACACTTAAATGAGTTTATTGCGTTTGACGAGACACTTATTGACAGTATCAAACTATCATTAATGGAAGCAAAACAACCATATGCTAAAATGGGACAGGTGCGTTGGTATAGACCAATACGCAAAGACAAAATATATATGTCATCATTGGACCCAAGTTTGGGAACAGGTGGCGACTCTGCTGCAATACAGGTATACGAAATGCCAGGAATGAAACAAGTAGCAGAATGGCAACACAATAAAACTACTGTTCAAGGTCAGATTAAAATACTACGTGAAATATTAATGTATATAGAAACTGAAACAGATGGTGAAGCAGAACAGTATTATAGTGTAGAGAATAACACACTAGGTGAAGCGGCTTTAGTTGTAATTGCAGAAACAGGTGAAGAATTTTTTCCAGGCACATTCATTAGTGAAACAAAACGGCACGGTAATGCACGTAGGTTTAGAAAAGGATTTACTACAACACATAAAAGTAAACTTACAGCATGTAGTAAACTAAAACATTGGATAGAAACAGATAAACTAGAAATAGCAAGTCAAAACTTATTGGGCGAACTCAAAGTCTTTATTGCACGTGGTAATAGTTATTCAGCAAAAGACGGCGAACACGATGACTTGGTTATGGCACTTATATTAATAGTGCGAATGGCACAAGAAATTGTTAACTATGAAGAATCAGCATTTGAATACCTAGTAGATGACGATGATGACGATTTTATGCAGCCTATGCCTTTTAGTATGTTATAATTTTACGTTTTGGCATAAATAGTATAAAGAGGAACACAATGAATACAGTTGCACAAGAAATATTTAATATTATAAAAGGCGCCAATTACGATGTGGTGTTATTTACTGATTCTGGAGAAAAAACATTAAATTCAGAAGAAGCAACAAGATTTTATGTCAACGAACATGATATGATGGTTTCATTACGTTCAGAAGATAACAAGTTAGAATTATTGGTTCAAATAGGATCAGGTTTTGACATTGACACAAATAAGCCACTGTTAAATAGTTTTAAGAGTGCAGTGCATAAACAAATGGGTGAATATACAGTGAAAAGATTTGATAAAAACATAGAACCAAAAGACTTCTCACATCAAAGCGTGACAGAAGGATTTAGTAAAGCATTTGGTAGCGTAAAAACAAGCTACATACAATTAGAAAACGCAAGATTAATCATTAGACACAGCAAAGGTGTTAATGAAGAAAAGCGTGGAGCGAGAAGCAGAAACATACATAGTTTATTTGTTGAAAATGCAAATAAAGAACAAACAAGATTCCCATACAAATATATGGCAGGTGCTAAAGCTATGGCCATGCATGTTAACCATGGTGGAACATTTGAAGATGCTAAAGGCACAGGCATTATGAATATGTGTAAAGAAGCAACAGAAATGGCACAGTTCCTTACACACGTAAGAAAAAACAAATTAGTTAACGAAGGCAATGCTAACGTAGTTGAAACTATCAAATCGCAATTAAAAAGCATTAAAGAAACAGTAAGAAGTCTCCAAACATTAAGAGGCTATAATAGTTATCAAACAAAAGAAATAGTAGAAACCGAAGAAAACTCGGTTGACATATCCGATAAGTTCTTGTATAATACATTTGAGACTGTAGACATGAATGAAGTCCTTTCTACGGTATCTCGCATTTTTAACGAACGTGAGGGTAAAGATACTATGCATGATAAACTATTAAATGACACAATGGCTATAATCAAATCCGGAGATGATCTTAAATTACATATTGACGCAAACGATCCAGATAACCCTAACAACGAAGATCCAGTAAAATGGAGCGGCGGAATGGGCCCACTTGCTAAGTTAAGTGCGATGTTATCTTATATTGGTATGACAACTAAGAATGATGAATTATTTAATGTGTTAACACAAATGAGTAATGATGTTCATGATATGAAAACTAATAATACAATGTTAGCGGCAAAAATTGCTAACTTCTTGTATAAAAAGGGATCAGCAACAAAAATGGAAGTAGCTGTAACAAAAGAAGAATCTATTACAGATTCTGTAATTGCAGAACTTCGTAAAAGAATTTCCTAAAAAATAGGAAATAGTGCTTGACAGTAAGCACTTAAAGTAGTATACTGTATAGGCTAACAAAGGCAAAACAACTGTATGCAAGTGAATTGTATACTTTATAAAACTAATAAAGGCTATCATAGGCTAACAAAGGAGAAATACTATGGCAACATTAGCAGAAATCCGTGCAAAACTACAAGCACAGGAAAAAGGCCCCAAAGGCGGGGCACAAGGCGGCGACAACGCCATCTTTGCACATTGGAACATCGCAGAAGGTTCAAGTGCAACACTAAGATTCCTACCAGACGCAGATGAATCAAATACGTTCTTTTGGAAAGAACGTCAAATGATCCGTTTGAGCTTTCCAGGAGTCAAAGGACAAGACGAGAACAAACCAGTAATGGTTCAAGTTCCTTGTGTTGAAATGTGGGGCGAGCAATGTCCTGTTCACGCAGAAATTCGTCCTTGGTTTAAAGATCCAGCTTTAGAAGATACTGCTCGTAAGTATTGGAAAAAGCGTTCTTATATTTTTCAAGGTTTTGTTACACAAAACGATTCACCAGAAGACAACACACCAGAGAATCCTATTCGTAGGTTTGTTATCTCACCTCAAATTTATAAAATCATTAGTGCAGCACTAATGGATCCAGAGTTTGAAGAGATTCCTACAGACTATGAAGCAGGAACTGACTTTAAAGTAGTCAAGTCTAGTAAAGGTGGATATGCTGATTATAGCACATCTAATTGGAGCAGACGTTCACGTAGTTTAGATCAAACAGAGCGTGATGGAATTGCAGCAAATGGATTGCATAATCTAAATGACTTCTTACCTAAGAAGCCAGATGCAGATCACTTAAACGCTATCTTTGAAATGTTTGAAGCAAGTGTAAATGGTGAACTTTATGATGTAGACCGCTTTGGAACGTTTTATCGTCCATACGGTGTAGACGCACCAACAAGTGCACCTAAAGTTACACCTGCACCAGCGGAACAAGTTGCGGCACCTGTAGCACCTGCACCAGCAGTTGAAACAGCACCAGCGGCACCAGTTGCAGAAGCGGCACCAGTAACACCTCCACCAGCACCAGCACCTGCACCAGCAGATGCAACAACAGGTCAGGCGGCACCGAGTGCAGAAGACATTCTAGCAGCGATTCGTAATCGTAAGTAAATAACAAAACTTGGGCATGCATAAGCATGTCCAAGTTTCTTAGATTGGAGATATAAATGGCAAAACCTTTTGACGTAAGCAAATTCCGTAAAAGTATTACTAAAGCGGTGCCCGGACTAAGTGTCGGGTTTAATGATCCAGACACATGGATCTCAACAGGCAACTACACACTAAACAAATTAATCAGTAACGACTTTGTAAAAGGTATTCCTTTAGGTAAAGTAACTGTTCTTGCAGGAGAATCAGGTGCAGGCAAAAGTTACATTGCAGCAGGTAATGTAGTTAAGGCAGCACAAGATCAAGGTATATTTGTAGTTCTTATTGATAGTGAAAACGCACTAGATGAGAAATGGCTACATGCACTTGACGTAGATACTGCTGAAGATAAACTACTAAAACTAAACATGAGTATGATTGATGATGTTGCTCGCACAGTGAGTGACTTTATGAAAGATTATAAAGCAGAATATACAGATAAAGAAAAGGAAGAACGTCCTAAAGTATTATTTGTTGTAGATAGTTTAGGTATGTTACTAACACCTACTGATGTTGATCAGTTTCAAAAAGGTGATATGAAAGGTGATATGGGTCGTAAGCCTAAAGCACTAACTTCATTAGTTCGTAACACAGTTAATATGTTTGGTGAGTTTAATGTTGGTATGTTATGCACAAACCATACATATGCATCACAAGATATGTTTGATCCAGATGATAAGATCTCAGGTGGTCAAGGCTTTATCTATGCAAGTAGTATTGTTATCGCAATGCGTAAACTTAAACTAAAAGTAGATGCAGAAGGCAATAAAACATCACAAGTATTTGGTATTAGAGCAGCGTGTAAGGTAATGAAAACACGTTATGCAAAACCATTTGAAAGTGTGCAAGTAGAAATTCCATACGAAACAGGTATGAGTCCATACAGTGGACTAGTTGAATTCTTTGAAGCAAAAGATGTTCTTAAGAAAAGTGGTAACAGTTTAGAATATATTAGCCCGGTAACAGGTGAAGTAATTAAAATGTTCCGCAAACCTTGGAATGC